CCGGCAGCCCGAGGGAGCGAACCACGTGCGTCATTGCACCGCTGATGCTGCGCGCGGTGCCATCGTCGTACAGGCGGGTCGCCTCGACGTTGAACCGGCGATCCGTCTGCGCCGCCAGCTTGGTGCCGGTGGTCACCGTCAGGCCGATGGTCGTCAGGTCGTCGTAGCGCGTCGGGCGCTGCGGCAGCCGCGCGCGCAGCCCCTGCCAGAAGCAAGCATCGCGGGCCGAGTTGCCACCACGCTCGGTCACCCGGCGCACGCGCACCTCGATCTGGCCCGGCGTGCCCAGCGTGATGCGCTCGGTGAAGCCCAATGAATCCTCAGAGGTCGCGGTGTAGCTGTGGGTCCGCACCGACCAAGGGTCGCCGGACCCGTACACGCGCCAGGCCACCCGCACCGTCACGGTGAAGGTGCGCTTGTTGCCCTTGTCGGTGTACCAGATCAGGCCGCCCGGGAAGTTGAAGTCGTACTCGAAGGCGTTGGTCGTCTCGCCATTTGGGCAGACCAGGAACGGGCCCAGCCATTCCTCGCTCTCTTGCAGCCCGTTCGCCCGATAGTCGGTCGCGGTCCGCGCCGTCCAGCCTGGCCAACTGTTGTCGACCACCCCGCCCTCCGTCAGCCGCTCCACCACGAGGGTGAGTCCGGATACGGCCGCGATGCGGTACTCGCTCTGCCCGCGCGACATCGCCAGCGAGACGCTGCCCGGCGGCAGGCCACCGAAGGCCGTGCCGCCCGGGCCGTCATAGGCCAGTGTGACGCGAGGCAGCGTCGCCGGCGTTCCGCCGGTGGTGGCCTCGCCCGCCGTCGCAACCGGGCTGCTGCCGAACACCGCCGCCGGCAGCCCGCTAAAGGTGATGTTCCCGCCGGCATACGGACTGGCCGCCTCGGCGATGGTGACCACCCCGCCCGATTGGGCCGCCACCAGGCCGCTGTCCACCAACTGGTCGTTGATCGCGGTGAGCAACACGCCCAACGTGATGTAGTTGGCCACCAGCGCGACGCTGTAGCTGTTGCCGCGCCAGGCGATACCGAAGGTGACCGGTGCGCCGCTGAAGTCAAAGCCCGTAGCGGCAGCGGATCCCGTGACGCGCGCGGAGCTACCGCCGACACCGGGCACGGCGGGCGCGCCAGGCGTATAGCTCGCCACGAATAGACCATAGTCGGCGCCGTTGTAGGTCAGCAGCACCGGCATGCCCACGTACGGGGCCAGCTCGGCCACTGCGCTGCCGGCGATGATCGAGTAGAGGCCGCTGGTGGTGGCCGTGAAAGTCGCAGCCACCTTCAGCGTCAGCACCGTGCCGACCGTCCAGGACCCCGGCACCGACGTGGCCGGCCGCTCCTTGCCATTCGCGTCCGTGACCGTCGCGTTGTTCAGCGTCAGCACGTTGCCGGACACGGTGACCGAGTCGGCATTGAGGCTGGTGGCTACGTCCGCCGTGTCGCTCAGGTCCAGGCCGGCCGTTCCCGAGGCGGTTGCGCCGACCTCGGTCGAGTTCACCCAGTTCTCCGAGCGCACGTCGCCGCCTACGTCGGCGCCCGGCGGGTAGATGGTCATCTCCACGTCGCTGCCGAAGGAGCTGAGCGGGGTGTTGCCCAGCCGCGCGGAGCCGAACGGGATGATGTGCCGGCCCTTACCGACGCACACGAACATGTGGGTGCGATAGGTCTTGCCACCAATGAACCGCGAGACCGGTTGCACCAGATAGTCGGCCCAGACGCGGCATCGGCCCAGAACCTCGCGCACGGGGCTTCCAAGGCGAGCCGTGTTGGCGCGGGCTGTATCCAGGCTGAGGCTGTCGCCCTGCCCATATCGGCTGCCAGAGGGCATGTTGGCAGCCATGTAGATGGCGTACGCCGCCATGACCGCCACGACGACCCAATACACGACCGCTGCCGCACCCTCGGCGTAGGGGATCGGGTACACACGGACGTCGGTGTCAGCGTCGATCCACGTCTCCGCCCAGGCACTAGCCGGAACGGGCGCACCTTCCACCTCGATCTCGATGGGGTGCGGGCCGTCGCCGGGGTAGCTCGGGACATTACCGCGCAGCCAGCCATCGACGGTGGTTCGGCCGTGACGGTGGGTTTCCAACGCTTCGCCGGGCAGCCGTGAGGGGTAGATCCGGATCACGCGTAGTACTCCACCCTGTTGAAGCGGCGTTCGAAGCGGGATACGGGAATCACGGTGACGTTGTGGGTCTCGTTGCACTCCAGCGCCGACATGCGCCCATCGGCGATCACCAGCACCGCCACGTGCGTGACCATACTCCCCTCGTAGCAGAACGCCACAGCGCCCTCGACCAGGTCGCTGCCGGCCTGTTGTCCGGTCGCCGCGCGCGCAAGATCGGGCAGGTCATCGCGCGTGGCGCCGACATGCTCGTCCCACAGCGGCAGGCCGAGGTCGCGGCGCACTTCGTTGACCACGCCGTAACAGTCCAGCTCGGGGAACTTCCGGCCGCCGCTGACCCAGACCACGTCCAGGTACTTTTCCAGATCGATTCTCATGAGATGTATCGCAGCCCTGGGTGTTTTGTGAGGTTGAAACGGTCGCGCGGCCAGGCCGTATCGAGGATGTTCATGAAGCCGGCGGTGATCTGGACCTCAGTCGCAGACCACTGCCCGCCCTTGACCACCATCGACAACGGCTTCTTGACCGGTGCCAACAGGTCGTTGCTGAGGTACACCCGCAGGGTGACCAACATCTCCAGCCGAGCAGCAAGCGCGGCCCGGATCTCGGTGCTCACCGCGCCATCGATGTTGCTCAGCGCGAAGCGCAGATCCTGCGCACCGTCGGCGTTTCGCGCAGGCTTGGCAACGTCCATTGCGCAGGCGGTGAAGGTGATTTCCTGCCCCGTCTCCAGACGGGCGGTGATGTCATCCCACCCTTTGACCAGGTAGTGCGTCTTGCCGCCTACGGCAATGGACAGTGTTTCCAGCTCCACCTCACTGCCGCCGGAGGCGTACAACCGTTCAAGAATCGTCACGGCGTGGGCCACTCCCTGTTCGCCGCGAGATCGACCACCGCAGCGTTCTGAATCGCGTCCGGATAGGCGGTCGAGCCGTCCGCCAGTAGCGGCCGCCGGAACATCTCCAACGTCGCGCTGATCTGCCAGAAGTCGCCCTCAACGAGTACCGGCCCATCGTAGAAATCCTCGGTGAACTTGGAGCGGTAGTAGTCCACCCCGATGGGGGACTTCAACTTGCACAGGAACCATGCGGTTCCATCAACCAAGTCCTCTTGAACCCATTTCTCGAAGAGAGCTGCCTTCGTATCTGTCAGCAGCCAGGTCATCCCCACCCGGCTCGGGGTGCTGGTGTAGTTCCTTCGATTCATCGTTGCGCCGCTGACGAACCGCGACGAAATGATCGGCGATACGGGCTTGAACCCGTAGCCGGCGCGCAGCGGCATCGGCAGCCACGACGGATAGGGGACTGCTGCTGCCATGAGGGACCTCAGTTGAATTGCGTCGGGTTATCGGACGCGGCGTTGAACGGTGTTCCCATTGCGCAGGCCTTTGGCGACCCGGCCCTGCCCGGTGGCCATCTCGGTTGCCACGCGGTCATAGGTCTGGGTCATACCGCGGCGCACGGCGGTTTCGACCAGCTGCAGGGTGCGAGCATCCGGATCACCGTTGATGTAGATCTGCGGCGAATAGGTGTTTCCGCCGGAGCCGCCTGCTGCAGCGCCGCCTGCCGCGATTCGGTCAAGCGTTGCATCGAGCTTCGCGCTGGTCTGATTGGTCATGACACGCTCGCCCTTCTGCAGCAACCAGGTTCCGTCCTGTGGCACGGAGTCGATGCCGTCGTGCGCCATACCAGCCAGTGCCATCGCGGAGATCGAAGCCACGTAGCTCTGCGATATACCCGCAGCTGCAGCTGCGGCCGCCGGTGCCATGGCCGGGCCGACAATAGGGATTGCCGCTGTCGAGGCGTATGCAGCCAGCTGAGCCTGAAGCGCGGTCGCCTGAGCGTTGGCGATGAGGCCAGTGGCCGCCGCGGCCTGCCCCGCGCGGCCCGTCACCAGCTGAACGGCTTGGTACACCAGCCATTGCGCCGCCATCTTCTCGAGTGCCCCGACGACAGCATTGCCCATCGCTACAGCGATGTTGGAGATCGAATCGCCGAGCGACTGGTTTCCCCTGATCATCACGTCGAACTGCGTGGCAAGGCTGCTCGTCGTGGTGTCCAGCAAGCCGCTTACCGCATCCTGGGCCTGCTGGTTGTAGTTCACTGCGTCAAAGGCATAGTTCTGCCACGCGACCTGCGCGCCTACACGCCAGTCACCCAGCATCGCCATACGCTGCTCCTGGAAAGCGCGTTCCTTTTCGAGCTCCTGGTTGCGGAACCGATCTGCGTTGGCCGCGAGCAGGTCCCACGTCTCCTTGTCCTTCGCTACGTCGCGGCTACCGATTCGCTTCAGCTCTTCCTGGTACTCGCGCTGGATGTCCAGTTGCCGACGTAACATCGCAACCCCGTCGGATCCACGGCCCATGCTCATGAGCTCAAGTTCGTTGCCGCGACCGCGGTTGCTGCTTGCTTGGTCGAGAATCGCCTGCTGCCGTGTTAGTGCTTCCGCTGCTTCCCGCTCCTTCGTGAACGCGACCGCCTTCTGTCCAGATGTGACAAGTTCGTCCTTCGCCGCCACCAACAGAGCCCTGGTGGAAGCAGTCATGGTGTTCTTCCCCTTGGCGAGAAGCTGCTCGATTGCCATTGCCTGGTGCTCGCTCTCCGTCACCCTGACGCCAGTGTCTGCCAGCTGCTTGTTGGCCTCGATCTGCCGCAGAGTGTTTGCAAGCACGGTCTGAGCCGTGGTGTCGTCGCCGTTCTTCTGGCCTACACCGTCCCGCTTATTGAACTGCTTGTCGATGTCCGCATTCGAACGGGCGATGAGCCGCTGCATGGAGCCGTCGAAGTGCCGTTCGTCGTTGTCAGCAAGCTTGTTGTACGTCTCGATGATCTTGTTGCGCGCCAGCAACTTGGACGCCTCTCGGTCCAGCCCGGCCAGACGCCCCTTAAGAGCCTCGTCAGCGGCGGTGCGCTCCCGGGCCATCTCGCGTTCGGCGGCTACCACGTCCTTATCGTGTTGGCGGATCTGCCCGAGAATCTTGGCACCGTCGTCCAGCTCCTGCTTCCACTGGCTCAGCTGGTCGATGCGCTTCTGCATCTCCTGTACGCCCGTGGCACCGCGGCGGGCGTCCCCGGGAATAGGGCTGCGCTGCAGGGTCTGGAAGAACTCCAGATCATCCTTCAGGCGCACGATCTGGCTGTCCAGGTCGTTGCGGCCGATGGACTTGATCTCCTCCATGGTGCCCCGGAAGGCTGCCAATGCGCCCTTCCATGCCTGCTCGACCACGCCCGCGCTCTCGGCCATGTACTGGGCACGCTCGCTCATCACGTGCTCGAACTGCTCCAGGGCCGCCTGTGTTGCGGCATAGTCCCCGCGCTGTTCCCGGACCGCTTCGATGTGCCGATAGATCTCGGGGGTGAGGAAGTTGTAACGGTCGTTCAGCTTTACCAGCGCGTCAGCACCGCCCGTGGCCAACGCCTCAATCTCGTTGACCGTGCTGCTGATGGAGCTGCCGGTGAGCGCGGAGAGATTCGTTGCCGACGATGCGATCAGCTCCAGCGCCTGGCCACTGGTCCGGCCTTCGGACACCAACATGCTGATCGCCGCGGTAGCGTCTTTATAGTTGCCGGTGGCCCTACCCAGCTCGGTCCGCATGTTCATCAGCTGGCCGGTCGTGAATCCGCTAGCGTTGCCGGTCGCGGTCACGATTCCCTCCAGCCGCCGCATTTCCATGTAGCCCTTGGCGGCAACCACGCCCAGCGCAGCGATACCGGCGACCGTGCCGCCCACCGCCAACCCCGTGGCCGTCAGCATGCCGCTGAGCGCACCGGTCCGGGCTGTGAGGGAGGCGATCGAGGATTGCGCCTGGCCGATGTCGCCCGTCGCCAGAGCACGCATCAGTGCGACGACCGACTGCTGCGTCTCGATCGACTGCAGGTTGAGCTGGCCAAGCTGGCCGGTCAGGGTGCCGGTGCCTTGCGCGGCGGCCAGCGTCTTCGTACGGGTTGTCTCCAGCTGCGTCTGGTACTGCTGGAACACTTGCGGCTTAAGCAGCCCCAGATCCCGGGCCTTGGCCAACCGATCCTCTTGTTCGGCCAGCCGGTTCAGCGCGGCCACGGTAGGGTCGATTTGCCCCAGCAGCTTCTTCAGGTTCAGTTCCTGCGCCTGTGCTGCCCGCGCCGCTTCCTTGGCCTGCTGTGCAGTGCGCGCCTCTGCCTGCTGCAGTGAATTCGCCCTGGCAACCATGCGCTCCTGCTCGGTGCCGGCGTTGGCCATCACGGCAACGCGCGAGTTGAGTGCGGAGGTGCTTTCCCGAGCCGCCTCGGCCAGCGCCCGCTCGGACACGTTGGCCCCGCGCATGCTCTCAGCATAGGCCACAGCCTGCTGCGCGATGGAGCGGAACCTCGCCTCCTGTGCGGCGATGTCCTGCTCCAGCTGCCGGCTCGCGGTGGCCACCTGCTTCTCGGTTGCCACGGCATCTTTGCCGGCCGCGCTGTAGGCCTGCAGCGAGGAAGCAGCGCCGGACAGTCGGCCTTCCAGCCCGCCGAGCATGGCAAGCACCTCGCCCTGCGTGCGGTTGAGCATCTGCAGCTCGCTCACCACACTGGTGGTGCCGATGCCGATGCGGTCCAGGGCGCCGCCGAGGCGGTCACCCAAGGCGCGCGAAGACTGCTCCACCGACCGCGACATCGACTGGTACTCCTTCTCCAGCCGAGCGGCGGCGTTGCCGGTCTTCTCGGCCGCAGCGGCGTTGTCGTCCAGGGCCTTGGTGCCCTCGACCAGTCCGCTGCTGTCGATCTTGTAGCCGAGCTCGGCAATATCAGTCATGTCACCTGTTTCCCTTGTTCGCTTCGAGCGCGCGGGCCCGTGCGGCGGCCTGGTCTTCCCGCACTGCAGTGAGGTAGCGATCGTCCATCGCCATCAACATCTCGACCTCCTCCCGGAGAAGGTCGTACATCAGCAGCCGTTGCCATTCGCCGACGTCAGCAAAGGTCAACGGCTCCGGGCCGCTGCGCCTGCGGGGGCACAGCTCCCAGAACCAGTCCCACACGTGTTCCCCTTCCTCGGGGACCTCGACATCAGGGGATTCCTCACCGAACCGCGTATTACGCTGCCGGCGGGTCTCCCCTCTCTCGTCCGGGGTGTCGTATCGCGCCGTCAGGTAGACGGCATCACCCAGCTGCTTCGTGAGCGCCGCGAAAGAACTCGGCGCGGTCGCCCAACGCGACATCGACCTGCTCGCTCACCCAAGGCAGCTCCTTGAACAGCTGCCGGAGGGTCTTTTCGCTGAACTCGGGCTTCTCCCCATGGAAGGTGAGGTCCCCTTCCCAACTCCACCCCCCGACAGATGCCACCAGGAGCTCCGTGCGTCCTGCCTCCAGCTTCTCGGCGGTGATCTTGCCGCGGCTCAGCATCCGCTCGTTGGTCGCCTTCCTCGACGCCGCCCGGACTTGCGGATGGCTGTCCGGGAGAATGGTCAGCACCAGGCCCACCGGCTCATCGGTGGCGGGGTGCTTGATTTCGATGCCGCGCTCGGTGGCGACGATGCTGCTCAATTCGGTCATGACTTTGATCCTTGATTTCGATCCGGAAGAAGAGCCCGTGGGAAACCGGCTGGATCAGATCCGGCTTGTCAGGCGGCCGCCCTATCCCACGGGTGTGCGGTTACGGGGTGACGGGCGCCACGACGATGACCGGTGGCTGGTTCAGCGCGACGGTGAAGTTGTTGAGGCGGAAGTCCTCATTGCGGCCGCCCGGGACGTTCGGGCCGGCGACCAATCCGCGCCAATACTCCAGCGTGCCGTCAGAGCGCTCGATCTTGAACGCGTAGTTGTCCTTGACGAACGGCGAGCCGGCGGCGCGCATCGCCGTCTGGCCCGGATCGGTGAGGTCTTCGGCCACTTCCACGGTCGGGTCACCGGCGTTGGTGATGCCCTTGCCCTTCAAGGACACGACGGTGTCCAGGGTGTCGTAGCTCACCACGTTGGTGTTGATGCCTCGCTCGCCCAAGCTGCCGACCTTCTTCACTTGGACGTAGGTCAGGGCGGCGAACTGCGTGGCGGTGAGATCTTCGTTCTGCGGCAGTGCGCAGATGTGCAGCTTGTCGCCGCTGTTGGTTTGTGCTTCGGGCATGGCTCTATCTCCTCGCGATGGGCATAAAAAAACCCGCCACGGGGCGGGGTCTTGTGGAACGAAAAAGACCCGCTGGTGGGCGGGCCTTTGATTGAATTCTACTTTGGCTTTACAGCACCCCAAAGTCGTTCCCTTGCGAGATCAGCTTTCGGGGTTTTCGTGTAGACGATGTAGCCAGAGCCATTTACGCGCCGTTTGCTCTCATACTCGCTTTCGATGACCCTTATCGCCTCTTCAACGGTTTCTCTGTGCTTCTTGCTCAAGCGCGCCGTAAACGCAGCCACTTTGCCTGATGGTGGCGGGTTCTTATATTCGATGGCATTTTTTTCCAGCCAAAACACCCATTCCTGTAAAGGTGCCGCCAACTCGTTGAACTCTTTTCTTTTATCTCTACCCAGCGCGAGCCGGTGACCCAGGAGCAAGCCCAGGAAGAAACTAAATGCACTCCATGCTAAAGCCGACATCCTTTGTTCTCACTCATTTGGAAGGGTTGAGCTTCGCCGCTACGAGCTTCAACGCTTGGTCCCGGGTGAATCCGACCTCGACATAAGCCAAGAACTCATCCCGGACGAACCGCGCCTGCTCCCTGTTGAAGGCATCGAGCAGATGGCGGTTCTGCCGCATCCGGTCAATGGCGTCGCGCAGCTGTTTCAATTCGCCCTCGTTGGGCGGAGAGTCACTGCGGACCAGGTGTAGGGCGGGCGGCTTAGGGCTCATGGCTGGATTCTAACCCGACACGAAGCCCCGCCAGGGGATGGTTACCGGATGCATGATCCGCTCGGGATCCTGGATGATCGAGCTGGTCCACGGTTTCCGATACACCCGCACCCCTGAGAAGGCGGTGCCCTTGGCGAAGGCGGCGATGATCTGGTCAGTGATCGTGGTGCCCACGATGATGCCGCCGCCCGGCCGGTAGCAGGCCGACAGTTGTCCGAACCCCTGCATCAGCGACGGGCCGTCATCGTCCATCCCGTAATTCTGGGTCTGGTTGGGGAACCACTGCAGCTCCAGCCACGGGCCCTGAGGCGGTGGCGCGAAGCCGAGGCCAGGATAGGAGCACGGAAGGCTGAGTGACGCGGCAAACTCGCCGACGAGACCCGCGAAGGCGTCATAGATGGCGGTGTCGCTCATTTGATCCGTTCCTTTACGTCCTTTGCCACCCTGTCCACAGTGAACGCCCAGTTCTGTGCAGCGGAACGCATGAAGCCCTTGCCGGACTGCGCATAGACCCTCCCGAGGCTGTCCTCCCCGTAGAAGCCGTGTTCCATTCGCAGGGCGTAGGAGGCAGTCCAGCCCGCCCACACCGACTGTCCCAGCTCGACGCCGGAGAACACCAACGAAGGGTCACCGCCGCCGCCGTCGGGTGGGCCGGCCGTTGATGCAACTGCCGAGTTGCGAAGGAAGCCGGTGTCCACGGGCATCTTGCCGCCCTCGCCCTCCGGCGTGCTCGCATCTTCCATCACGGCCTGGGCCGACTCTCGGAAGATCGCCAACTGGCGCTGTTTGGCCTTCTCAGCGAAGGCCTTCACCTGGTCACCGAACTTGTTGGCCACGCAGCACCTCCGCCGTCATGTCGATCCGGTACTGCTTCATGCAGCGGCAGCCGATGGTCTCTTCCGCACCTGCACCGAGCGAGCTGTCTCCGGGGTAGTTCATCTGCGCCCCGCTGGGCGTCACGAATGGCTCGCCGAACCGGCGCCGCTGGCCGTTCATCGCCGCGTGGCTGTGCCGGGTCTGACGGTCACCGGTAGCCGACCAGGTGCAGGTGACGTTCTCCGGGGCCAGCTTCCCAGCAGCGATCTGCTGCCGGTACGACTCCTCCCGACCAGCATTCATCGCGGTGATCGACTCCGTACGCGCGATCATCTCGCCGCGCAGCGCCAGCAGCCGGTCTGCGTAGCGCCCTGCGATCTTCTCGATGTCGGCCTGCGACACTGGCTTACCGGCCGCGATGGCGCGCTTGACGATGCCGTCCAGGCGCTTGTCGCGGCGCTTGCGGCCGAAGTAGGCCGCCATCTGATTGGGGTCGCCGCTGGCCAGCTGCGCGCGCACGTTGGCTACGAACTGGCCCTGCTGAGCAGTGAGGCCCACGAGACCACCAGCGCGGCGGCCGCTCTCGCCGACCCTTCCCACCAGGTCCAGAGCGGTCTGGCGGGGATTGCGCCCCACGGCCATGCCCTGATGCAGTGCGCCCCGCACCAGCGTCCGCTGGTCCTCGATGATGCTGGTGATCAGCTGCGACGAGTTGTCCCGCAGCCAGCCCTCGGCAGCAGGGTTGCGCAGGTCGAACGATGGCCGGAGCGCCGGCGATGCGGACCGGGGGCGATACCGCCCGGTGATGATCGGGTCCAGAGACAGACGAAGCGGCGGCATCTCGCTGAGCCCTGCACCAGCACCAGCGACGAAGGCCTGCCGGATCGCCTCTGAGAGCGGCGAGAAGCGCGCAGCGTCCAAGCCCAGCGCCTCGAGCACCGTATCGACCTGGCCAGCACGAAGCAGGTCCGCCACCAGATCCAGCGGCGCCTGCCGTTGCACCTCTATCAGCGCCTGCACGAAGGCACGGCGGATGGCCGGCTCCAGCCGGATGGCCAGCTTCTCGATCTCGCGGGAGGATAGGCTGGCCATCAGCGACGGGCGTGGAACTCGTAGAGAAGGACCTGCCCACCGGGAGAGAGCGGCTGCAGGTCAATGAAATTGTAGGGCACGCCACCCAGCAGGATCCGGTCCTCCTTGACCGGCTCGATCTCGATCGCCGTGGAGATCAGCCCCAGCTTGTCGCCCTTCAGCACCAGCGTGCCGTCGCGGTCGGTGAGGCTGTATTCCAGCTCCACCACTGTGCAGTCGTGGCTGGTGGGCTGACCAGGCTGCGGATTGTGCAGCGGGCCCGTGGGTGGACCTGCGCGCTGCAGCTGAGTGGCATAGCCGTACTGTCCGATCAGCCCCGCCGCTGTGGCTCGCATTCGCTCGTAGAAGGTCGCCATCAGACCACTCTCACTGCAGGCATCTGTGCCGGCGTCCGCAGCAGAGGCCCGAGGATGCCGTCAATGACCGGGATGGCCGGCCGGTTCGGCGGCTGATCGCCCGCAAAAGCTTCGCGGTAAGTGACCTCGATGGGACCGACCTTCTCCTTGGACACCGCCTCGCTGGCGACATAGTCCGGGGAAAGGCTTCCGGGGTTGACCAGCTCCCGCAGCGCGGCTTCGTAGGAGGCCTGCACGACCTCGACGGGCACCTCATCCGCTGGGATAGGGGCACCTTCGTTGTCGATCGCACCGGTGCGAGGCCACTCGTTCGGCTGGCCCCGCCCGGCAGTGCGCACGCCGGGGAACATCGACGCCCAGCGGCCGGAACGCAACAGGATCCGGTAACGACCGTCGATGTAGTCCGTTGCGCGGATCAGCGCGGCGGTACGCGCGCCCGCTTCACCATTGCCCCAGGCGGCGTTGCTGCGCGCCTGGTGGTAGGTGTCCGCCCCTTCCAGCGTGCCGTACATGGTCAGCCCTCGCCCTTCTTCGCCTCGGCCTCGGCGATGGCTTGCTTCAGCTTGTCGATGCCCCAGTGGCCGCCCACGCCCGGGATGTTGAGCGCCTTGGCCTTCGCCACAAGCACGCCCTTGTCTTCCGGACCATTACTGCCCGCTGCGCCAGCATCAGCGTCGCCGGCCGCGCCTTCGCCGCCCGCATCGGTCGAGGTGGCCGCGCCGCCCTTCTTCGCCTCGGCCTCGGCGATGGCTTCCGAGCGGAGCTGTTCCACCGCGTCGGCCAGCTTGGCCTCGCGCAGGGTGCCGTCCAAGTCGTTCCAAGCTTCGATGGACAGGCCGGAAGCGGTACGCGCGTGGCGAACCACGTCACCCAGCGACACAGTCGCGCCGTCGACCAGTTCGATGTTGGTGGGCAACAGGTTGGAGCCCAGCAGGCTAGGCGCCAGCGGCGCCGACGCACTGGAATCCCCGCCGAGGGTCAGGATCTTGGCCTTGATCCAGCCCTGCACCACGGTGTTCTTCTTCAGCTGCTCCCAGTTGGCGAGGGTCTCTTCGACGCCCGGTTGCAGCACCGTCCCATCAGGCAGGCCCAGCGGACCCTTGTGATTGTTCGTGATCTTCATGCTTCGCTCCAGTGAGGCCCCGGCGCATGGCCGGGGCCATGCGGATCAGATGCCGTCCAGGTAGACGACTTCCTTCGGCAGGCGCACGTCCAGGCCACCCAGGCGCATCACGCCCGGGATATCCCAGCGCAGCGGACCGCTCTGCCACGCCGGCAGGAAGCGGTGCGGCATCGGCATGTGCAGCTTCAGCACCTGCGGATCCTTGCGGTAGGCGACCAGGCGCGTGGTGCCGCCGACGCCAGCCGTGTCCAGGCCACGCACGCCGCGCACCGTGAGCTGCTGGCCGGTCTGCACGGTGTACAGGTTGTTGGCCAGATACCACTGCATCACGGTCATGTCGCTGTGCTCACTCATCTTGCGAGTGGCCAGCAGGTTGAAGCGGGACCACGGCAGCAGCAGCGTGTCGGCGATGGAGGCCGTGTTGGTGCCGTTGAAGACGTTCAACAGCGCTTGGTTCAGCACCCCGACGATCAGGTTCGTGTCGGTTTCTACGGTCCAGTTGCCGGTCTGCGCGGCAACCGGGGTCACACCCTGCGCGTTGTACAGGCCGGTGAAGCCCTTGTCGGCGTCGCCTTGCAGTGCAACGCGGTCGATCATCTCTTCCGAGGCCCGGCGGGCCGCATCGGCGTCCTCGCTCTGCAGGTTGATGCCCAGCAACTGGGCCCGGCCGATCTCTTCCCAGCCGTAGCCGTAGCCGATACCAGCGGTGTGCACGCCAGTCTGGTGCTGGGCGCGATTGGTGCCGGCCTTCGGGATGTCGTCCGCGTTGCCGTTGATCCAGCCCGCCTTGCCGTACTGGTCGGACGAGAAGTAGGTCACCGAGGTGGCGAACTCGCTGCCGGAGGTGTCGACCGGGATCAGGTCGCGGTACTGCACCGACGGATAGCGGGTCTTGTAGACGCCCGGTTCGATGATCGATGCCTGGGCGATGACGAAGCCGAGGGCGGCCTGCGCATCGAACAGGTGCATGGACTGTCCATTCATTGGTTTGGCTCCTTAGCCGAGACGGACGACGGCCAGCTGGCCGGCGGCGGTGGTGCTGGTGTCCCAGCGGGCGCCCGCGAAGGCGGTGTTGTCGGTGGCCACGTTGGTGAACGTGCCGGCCTCGGTGACGAAGACCGGATCGCCGGCCTTGACCGCTACCGCAGCGGTGACCCAGACGTCACCCTTGGTGATGACGCGGGCCGAGGAGCGCTGCGCGAAGCTGTCCGGAACGCCATCGCTGCCAACCGCAGAGCGGTCCAGCAAGGTGATGCCGAGGAGCTTCAGCGCGCCGGTGCCGGCCAGGACGATGCCCTTGTCGGCAGCACCCTGGGCGACTGCACGACCGAAGCCGAGGCCCGGGGCCGTTTCCACGTCACGGGAGATGATGGTGGCCGGCAGCATGGTCGCCTGCGCACCGAGGGTGGCGGCAGGCTGGATGTCGGGGTAGTTGGTCTGCAGTGCCATGGCTTAGGCCTCCTTGTGGCCGGCGGTGCGGTAGTCCAGGCCGGCCACGGACGCGGCATAGCCGTTGTCCTGCACGTTCTGGCGGTGGATGGCGCGGTCACCGAGGGCGCTCACGACCGGGTCGCGCGGCTTGGCGCTGTCGTAGAGGTGGTCGAAGCGCGCCTCCACATAGGCCTCGTGCTTGCCGGCCACGGCTGCGTCGCCGAGCTTGGCGGCCACGGCGATGGCGCGGACCTGCGCATCGGTCTGGCCGCTGTAGTCGGCATCGTGGATGGCCTTGGCCTTGCCGATCAGGTCGCCGCGCTGCTGCACGCGCTGATCCAGCGCCGCGTCGCTCAGCACCTGGCCCTTCAGGCCGTCGATCTCGGCATCGCGCTTGGCGATCTCGGCATCCTTGACCGCGATTGCCGCCTGGTGGGCGTGGTCAGCGGACGCCTGCGCGGTCTGCGCGTCCTTCAGCTGCGCCTGCAGCTTGCCGATGGCCTGTGCGCCGGCGTCGTTGGTCACGACGGACAGCCCATCGACCAGGATGGTCTTGTCGCTCATGGTTGGTTCCTTCTGGTGGTGATGGGGGCCGGGATCCGGAGCACCAGGGGCGCCCCCGTCCCCGATGCGAAACTCATGGCCAGCCCGGCCGAACCGGACCATCGCCAGATGGTTGTTGCGGATGTTTCGCTGGATGGCGTCGAACGGCTCGCCCTCAGGCGTCACCCCGTCAGTCCAGTCGATCTCGGACGAATAGCCCTGCGACAGCTCGCGCTTGCCGGCCTCGTAGTCCGCGATCGCGTCCTGGTCCATCAGCACCAACGGCACGCGCACACGCTTCTGGTCGTGGACGACCTCGTCGCCGGTCTGGCCCACCGCGTACTTCTTCCAGTTCTGCGCGTTCACCTGCTCCGGCGGGTGGTCGTTGGTCATCGGGCGGTGGGCGAAGCTGCGCAGGGTGGCGTCGGAGAACACCTCCTCCGGCGGCCGGTAGAGGCGCACGTTCAGCAGATCGGGGCGGCCCAGCTCTTCGCCGAGGTACGTCTGGACGCCCGTGCGTGCGACAAATGCGTCGGCCACCAGGTAGCCGTCGGCGGTGCGGCGGACACCCGACAGCGGGACGCGGTCAGTAAGAAACATGGTTCAGTCCTCGCGGAGCTCTTCGAAGATTTCCGGCCCGAGCACGATGCGGCCTCGGTACGGCTCGACCTTGGTGAGGTCGGTGGGTGCCTTCGTCAGGCTGATGTGCGGGGTGTAGTCCTCAAAATCGTGAGAACCACCCGCGCGAATGATGTTTTCGTGGCGCCACACCAGCTGCGAGGAAGCGAACATCAGCACCGCCGACATGCCGCCCAGCGGCTCGACTGCGCGCGGGCCACCCTCGGGGATCACAAGCTCATCCCTGCCGTTCGAACCCCAGTCATTGGCGTTGCCCGCCTTCATCCAATCGAATGCCTGACTGGAGTGGACGACGGTGACGTGCAGGTCGTCGCGCAGGTCTGTGATGCCCTGCCCCCTTGCCCAGGCAGCGATCTCGCTGACGTTCTGGACGTCGCGGCGGACATACAGCGAGCGAGGTGCCGCATCGGTGACCGGCGTAGCTGCGGCCCGCGCCTCGTCGTCATCCTGCTCTTCGTCACCATCCGGCCTGGATGCGGCGTCCTCGAGCATCGCCGCCTCCAGTCCCGGCGCGACCCCCGCCTCGGTGAGCATGTTCACGGCCGTGCTGACCATGGCGGGCTCAGGGATCAGCTTCGTTTCCGCGATGATCTTGATGCTTTCAGCGGTCGTTTTCCCGATGTCAGCGCGCTCCTTGTCGGTGGTCTGCCACAGGCTGCGCCAGTTGTAGAAGATCTCTGCAGGGCGGGTGCCGAGCGCTGAGCGGATCAGGCACTCATCCAGCAACTGCAGAGCGGGGCTAAGGACCAGCTCCTGGCCAGAGCTGATCCGGTCGTAGTAGTTGCGCAGATCGCTCTCGCCGGTGGCGTTCAATCCACCGGGGGACTGGCTCATCAGCCGGGTCATTGGGATGTCGGCGGCGCCAGATGCCAGCTGCAGGAAGGCCATGAGCACGTCGTTCAGGCCGCCGAACTGGAGCTGCTTCTGCTCATACGCTTCAGCGGCATCCATGATCAGGGTGCCGTTGATGCCCTTAGCCATCATGGCCAACTGCAGGCGCTGCAGCATCTGCTGCTCAAACTCCGGATCCGCGAGCTTCTCCATGAAGTCCGGGATCTTGATGACGTCGACCTTGGCCTCGAACACCATGGATGCGATGTTCGCGGTGGTGGCATCGGCGTCCTTGAGGGCGCGGCTGATCGCCATCAGCACCGAATCTCCCCAGCCGTCCCCCGTTTCCAGCTCGGGGTCGGGCTTGGGTGCACCGTGGAAGATCACCAGGCGCGAGGGATGGATGCGAAGCTGGCCAGCGGTGCCGCTGCTCAGGTTGTAGAAGGCTGGGCGGCCGTAGCCGGGCGACTCGGGGTCGCGATCAAGCTCGCCGCCCTGCAGCACCCGCTTAGAGAGCACATTGAGGTGGCGAATCCCGCCTTTCCCGATGCTCTCCGGACGCAGGGGCTGCATCGGGTTGCTGTTGCCAGTCCCGATGTACAGCGCAGCGCCGCCGGCGAGACGGGCGCGGATCATTGCCTCCAGGGTCTTCTGCTGCAGCCCGAGGCGCTTCTCCTCTGCCTCGATCGCGCTGATCTGCTTCTGGTCGGCGCTCCAGCCACGCCACTTTCGGCAGCTGTCCATGGCCGGGATGTCGATCACCTTGCGGGCCAACCAGGTGCCGCGGTAAGCGTTCTGTGCATCCTGCTCGGACAGCACCGGCAGGCCGTAGGCAGTGGCAGCCGCCTTGTCGCGCGGCGTGCCCAGGTTGGCGACCAAGTTGACCAGCCCGTCTTTGATTTGTGCGAGCTTGCCCATCAGAGCGCGTTCCCCAGGTTGTAGTTGCTACCGCCCATGGCGTTGAATGCGCGCGCGCACCCGTCCACCTGGTCATCGTTGTTGCCGTTGGGGAACATGCGGAACTCGTCCAGCAGCTTCTCGTTCCACTCGGCCCGGAGCATGCGGACGTTGCCGACGTTGATTTGCGCAGCCAGCGGAGACGCGCGGGTGACCTTGTCACCCGTCTCGGTGGTGAACTCGAAAGGCACCCCGACCAGCTTCTTGCCCAGGTACGCGGCCTGCGCCTTGCCTGCCTGCCCCGGATCCTGCGGCAGCGACTGCTTGCAGCGGTCCGCCTTCGCAGTGTTGACGACCAGCTTCTCCACTTCGTCGGGACCACCGCGCTCTCTGACCACGTTTACGATGTAGATCAGCCCATCCTTGTCGCGCGCCAGCTTCGCACCGGCCGTCCAGTCCCCCGCATCCTTGGTTGCTGCCAGATCCCACCCTCGGAGCATGCGCAGGCCTGTCGGCAGCGCATCCACGATTTCGATCCGTCCGGCCTTGATGATCCCGCCGGCGAGCGGTGACGGCCTTTGCTGGTACTGCCCAGCGAACACATAGGGCATCGCCTCCTGCATGCGCAGGAGGTCGGCCACGTCGTGCTTCTCGGGCCAGAGCGCTTCACCCTCGGTAGAGAGGGCCTCGAAGCAGACGTGCTCCCAGACCTCGCCATTTCCGCCGGCGCATGCAGGCTCACCGGGCTTCCTGCCCAGCAGCCAGCCAGCTAGGTCGCCCTCGTGCAGCCGCTGCATGATGACGATGATCGGAGTGTCGGCGCTGTTCACGCGCGACTGCAGGGTGTTGTTGAACCAGTCGAGGACGCCGCCACGAACCTTGTCGCTGCCCGCCTCATCTGGCTTATGCGGGTCATCGATGATGATGGCGCCACCGAAGCCGGGCCGGGCCTTGCCAGCACCAAAGCCCGTGACCGTGCCGCCGGCACCGGTGGCATACACCACCCCACCCTTCGTGGTCCGCCAGTCGCCCTTGGCGCTGCTGTCCTTGCGCAGCTCCAGCTCGGGGAATATCTCGCCGTAGACCTCGTGCTGCACCAGCTCGCGGGCATTGGAGCTGTTGTTCAGCGCCAGCGGCGCGGCATAGCTGATGTGGATGAACTCGGAATCCGGCACCTTGCCCAGACACCATGCGATCCAGTTCACCACCGCCAGCTCGGTCTTGGAGTACCGGGGCGGCAGGTTGATCACCAGGCGCTTGCACTCGCCGCGGTAAATGCGATTGAGGGCGTCGCACAGTTGGGCGTGGTGCTTGGCCTTCATCCACGGGAAGTTCTTCTTCCGCAGGAACGTGTAGCGGCTGAAGAAGTAGAAGTCCTCGCGGGCCAGTTCCGCAGCGACCACCTTCTGTTCGGCGGTCAGCTCTGTCACGTCACACGTCCTCCAAGAGCCCCCGCGCCACGTCACGGAACCGACCCGGCGTCATGTCCGCGCTCTGGATCGGGGCTCCATTCGGGCCGCTGTGCTCCACCTGCTGCTTGTTGGTATAAGCCCCACCTGTCTCCTTGGCCGCCTGCTCGATGAGCTGGGCGGCCAAGGCCATGTTCTTCATCCCTTCGGCCTTGTTGGCCATCCGGTTCAACGCGCGCAGTCGGACGGCTCGGTTGGCGATGGGAATGTCCGCCGTCTCGGCCTTGAAGCGCTCCCGGGTGGTGTTGAACAGCTCGACCCAGCGCTGCGCCAGCTTCCGCCCTGCGTGCTTGGTAGGGTCGTGCGATTCCACCGTCTGGCGGCTCACGGCCTGACCGAACTCAGTCTTGACCGCCTCCACCACCGTGCTGGGCGTGTCGAAGCACGCCAACTGCTGGACGATGAAGGTCTTCACCTGGGCGTCGAGCGCGGGCATCTGTATTCAGCCTTGTCGTGCCAGGTCGTGCCTACGCCGCCCTCAGCAGGCAGGTGCCACACGACCGGGCGATATCTAGTCTGGCCACCTCAGGCGGCCGCTGTGCTGCGTCTACGAGCTTCTGGACCTGTTCCCCTGCCCCATACCTGCGAACCACCCCGACGAACTCTTCCACGTCATGGGCTCGCATCGTCAGGGCGGCGGATCCATCCCTACGGAACTTCGGGGCTCCGTACTGATCGGCCTCTTGGGCAACGTGGTAGAGCTCGTGCTCCACCAGAGCGCAGAACTCCGTGTCGGTGCAGCTGGAGCAGTAATCGGCGGCCAGAGTGATGACCACCTCAGGTACGCGCCCGAACCAGTCCACCATCTGGCGCTCCATCCGGGCCTTCTGCCACCCACCCGCCCGGAAAGCCACTATCTCGGCCTGGCCGACAACGGTCCGGCCCTGCTTGGTGAAACAGGTGCCCGCCCAGAGGATGCCCACGTCTGCACCTTGTAGGTGCAGGTGATCGGGGTTGTGCAGGTTCCCGTCCTCGGACAGCACCTCGGCTTCGATCCACTCCCATACATCCGGAGCAGGCCGGAACCGCATTGCCATGTCCTCCAGATCGATGTCGTGTAGGTCGGTCGGGGGCTGAGGCCTGCCCATAGCTACTCCTGCCCTTCGTACTCTCGCACTACGGCTTGGCAGGCGATGACGTGGTCTTGGGCGTCGGTGACGATTTGAAGAGCAGCCCCTGCAACCTCTGGACGTAGTTCGGCTCGCGCATCACGTTCGACGGCGCCGGCGACGGCTTGGGACAGGCGGCTGGTCTCGCAGGTGGCGAGGTCGTCGCGCAGCTGGAGACTGCCATCACGCACCCCAGCAACAACAGCAGCAGGGACGGCCTGGGCCGCAGCGCGATCTTCTTCATGCTTCGCTCCGATGGTGGCCATGACCTCGGCCTGGGTGTGTTCGGTGCTGCGGGCCTGGTTTACCTCCTGCACCTGACCGGCGTTGGCGTCGGCCTGCTGCCGGGCTTCCGCGCCATCGGCGCGATCGCCTCGCCATGCCCAGCCAGCACCGAACATGCCAGCCGACCAGACCGCAACTGCCAGGAGGATGATCAGAGAGCGGTTCATGCCTGCGCACCGGCGGCATCAGCCTCAGCTGCGGCGATTCGCTGAATCCAGTTGCGCCAGGGAGCGAACCTGCCGACAAGGCCGAAGACCCCGGCGATACCCCACATGAGGAAGGTGCCCCGCCATGTGTAGAGGTCGGCACCCATCAGGCACGCAGCCATCATCAGGAAGCTCATCGAGGCCATCAAGGCGAACGATGCGCCGAGGGCCAGCTCCACCAGGCCTTGACCGCGTGCCAGTTGCCGGAGCTTCCGGATCTGGACGTCGTTCAAGCCATAGAGGGCGGTCAGGAAAATCACGATCAGCGCTGGAACTGCTGCCAGCGACCACAGGGAGAACGTCATGGCTGGCCCTCCTTACGGGGCAAGTAGCGACGTAGCAGGGCCTTGAAGAACGGGCCAACACCACGGATAAGCTCAGGCCCCCAGTTCTGAGCGGTGAATCCCAGCAGCATGGCCGCCGAGGCATGCACCCCGGTGCTGGACCAGCCCATCGGCTGGTAGCCGTCGCCGAGCGCCCAGCGGCCCAGTGCATTCAGCACCTCCGGACCCAGCACGCTCATCGTTACCGCAAGGATTGTGCTGCCCAAGAACGCGATCCCCAGCTCCTGGCGGGTGGGCAGCTTCTGGTTCCACACCCCGCCCAGGCTACCCAGTGCCGCGGCGAACAGGACATTGAAGGGAACGCCGAAAAAGGCGGTGGTGATTTCGAGGTGTAGCCATTCCACGTGCACCGACCCCGGGCTGATAGCGGTTGGAGCCGCCGCGGCGGCCAGGACGAAGGCGAAGGCCTTGGTTGCGGTGAGGGGCTCGGTCATCGGGCCACCAACCTTGCATAACCAGCCTTGGCCAGCTTCAGCTTCTGCTTGCGGTCTTCGAGGCCGTTCGGCATGGCCTTGCTCGTGGGCGAGCCGAGATTCACCGCCCGGCTAACCGCCAGAACATCGTCCTTGTCGGCCCACGCGTTGATGAAATCTCGCTGCCAGAAGTACCCGGCGGCCAGTGCGGCGTCAGGCAGTGAGGTGACCATGTCCGGGTTGCGGACGGCGCGATCGTCATCGTAGATGGCCCTGCTGTACTTCTCATAGTTGTCGCGGCCGGTCAGCTGGATGCCACCACGGCCACGGAAGCGGAAGCCATCTCCAGGCTGCGTATTGCCCAGGTCCCTGCGGCCTTCATACCGGCTCTGCGCAGGGGTCGGCCCCCACAGTTCCTTGAGCCAGCGTCCGGTTCCGCTCTCATGCGCTACCTGCGCCAGGAAGTGGCACACGCGAAGCTCGGTGTCGATGCCGAAGCGATGACAGGCCTGCTCAAGGGCCAGCGCCAACGCCGGCGAGAACCCCATCCCGGCGGCGACTGTTTCGATGCTCACCATGGTGTCCTCTGTACTGATAGCAGCGGCCCGACTCGAACGGGCGACCTCCGGGATATGAGCCCGGCGAGATACCGCTCCTCCACGCTGCAATGGGTGCCCGCCCCGCTGCCGGCTTGGCGCGAGGGTTGATCCGGTCGGGGAAGCGGGCATAGCTGGAGCGGGCCATGGGATTCGAACCCATGTAGTCAGCTTGGAAGGCTGATGCCTAAGCCACTCGGCCAGGCCCGCACAAGAAAAAGCCCCGCTCGATGGCGGGGCTGATGAGTTTGGCCGGCGGCCAAGTCTCGCGATAGTGGCGAAATTACAGGGAATCCCGTTGCCTCAGCAAGACAATATTTTCAGTCGCTATGCAGCGCGTGACCTTGGCTCATGATCGACATTGCTCAGTGCGCGGGAGAGCTGCTTTGCTGCCGCTTCCCCGGCGTGGTTCAGTTCCGCCAGCAGCCATTCGTAGACGGGCTTCCACCTACGCATGTACGCCGGCGAGTCGGTGCCCATTGCCAGCGCTCGTCGCCGGTCCGGCGTCGGCTCGATTCCGGTGCACCTGCAATCCTTGCAGCCCATGTCGTTGACGATTCCGGCGCCCAAGCATGCCGGGCAGCGGTTGCCGCTGGCCAGCTCCAGCACCACGGCGTCGACCATGCGGGAGAGGTGCTGATAGGTATTCTTCGGCCAGGCCTGCGCCCGCGCCAGCACCACCGCGGCCTCACGATCCCGAAGGATCCGTCGCTGAGCGTCGGACATGCTGCGTCGGCTGAGGCTGACCATCTCCTTGGAGAAGTTCAGATCATCCTCGGCCTCTGCCAACGCCCGCGCGCGGCGGGTGAACTCAGGGCGCACGATTGCGAGCACGGCCTCGGACAGCTTGCCGCGGTGTCGGATGGCACCGTCAGGCAAACACACCGCCTCCATCACTTCCCGTCCAAGGCCGGCCGGCACCATCCCCAGTGCTGCGGCGATATCGGACGTGGTCAGACTGGGGGCGCCCCCACCTTGCCCTACGTCGAAGCGCACGGTCTGTGCGTTCAGTCGGGCCAGCATCTCGCGGCGGTCAGCCATGTGTGTTCTCTCCTCGGGTGGTGCTGGTGGTAGAAATGCCGCGCGCGCTCGCCAGTGCGGCGCGCCATCGGTAAGCAGTGGCTCTGTGCATTCCGAAGTCGTCCTGCAGCTCTTTGACGCTGGGCAGGCGACTCCGGTACTTGTCAGCGATTCGGCAGGCAACGACGAGGCTCACGATCGCCGTCCCGCGCGGTCCGCCCACTTGTTCGGTGTAGGGGTTGGCCGTCACATGCCGATCCTCTCGATCTCGATCACGCAACCAGGCGCGTCAAGGGCATCTGCGCCCTCCCCCGGGTAACGTTTGGCAGCGCTGCATTCCACGACCCGGGCGTCATCCCGCCAGATCCCGGCGTCGGTCAGGGCGTCCTCGGTCGATCGGACCAGCTTGGAGAGGTCCGGCAGCTTGCATGGGAACACCGTGCGCCGTTTCGGGGCGCTGAGCGGCTTGTGGAGGGTGAACGTCATGCGGACCACGAGGGGCTCATCAAGCATCTGCAGCCCGAGCTGGGCGCGCAACTGCTGGGCCGCCAGCTTCACGTCCTGCCGCCATGGCCTGACCTTCTTGGACGACTCAGCGAGGATGGCCCGGCCGCTCTTGGCCAGGCCCTTGAACGACTTGCTGCCCTGCGGCGCCGGCGAGCCATAGACCACGATCCGAATGATCATGCGGCCACCTGGATCACGCCCATCTGCCATAGGGCCAGCATGGTGCGCTCGTGCCCGCGCAGCCAGATCTCAGCCTTCTCCTCGCGGGTGAAGCGCCTTCCCTGATCCAGCTCGCGATGGCAACTCCGGCAAGCGCTGGCCACGAAGCAGTCGTGCGCCTTCAGGCCGCCTCCCTTGCCGTGCCTGCTCTGGTTGCTGTGCGCCGGCTCGCCGAAGCCACCCTCGCAGCAGCTCTCGATCTGCAGTGTGCACTCGACCTGGTACACGGCGTCCAACAGAGCGCGATCGCGATAGTTGCCGTGCATCAGCATGCCCTCTCCCAAGGATAGAATCGCGGACTTACAAGACGGAAACCCGAAAAATGAAGGAACACCATCGCGACTCACTGGTATGTGCGCTTATCGCAGGAGGGTGCGGAATGATCATCGGCGCCGCGCTTTTTGGTCCATGGAAGTCCGTGGGCAAAATGCTTGCAGAACCTTGGTTTTATGGATGGGCGGCTGCGCTGGCGACTGGATCCGTTGGCTGGGGAGCATTCCGTTACGCTCGAGAAGCGCACAATCTGCGCATCTCCGAGGTTAATGAGACTAGGAAGCGCCAGTACAGTCTTGACCTGGCTGCATACAACGAGTGGCGCAATCGGATCGTATCCTTGAAGGCAGGAGGCAGCAGCTACAGAAAGCTCGATGAAAAATACGATCTCAATACTCAGCCTTTGAGGGTGCATCTCGATGTGCTTCGCACATGCATCTCTACGACATCTCCAAACGGAGTAACTACGACACATTTTGCGCTTCAACCAAACATGCTCGGCCCACTTTTTGGATTGAATGGTGCGACCATGTTCTTTAGATCGTGCTGCGAGGTACTTATCGCGAGGTGCAGCTCGCTCGATTTGGATGCGAGGCCGCCAGCCAGTATCAAAAAAGAGCTCGATACTCTTATGAGAATCGCAGTCGATATTGAGAAAGATGCGAGTGATATACTCAAGCTGATTCGGACATTGCATCCCAGAAATCAAAAGGGGTGAGGCCTCTGAATAATGCTCATAAGTTGAGAAGAGAAACCTCACGCAGCCTCCTGAAAGTCCCGAGGGTTGAAGCCAAGCCCAAGCAGCACCGTGTCAGACCAGCGGACAGGTTGCGCGCGCATGCCCTGCTCCTCCGGGTGGTCGCCGATCTGCACTAGCACGGTGATGGCGTCGCACGCGAGCGACTTCGTCAGCCTCAGGCTGGATCCGCCGAGCATGATGTGACCCGGGGCGCCCTGGCCCCGGTCAATCGCCGGCATCAGACGCCAGCCCAGCATCGTGCCGGCCACCATGTGGCGCCAGTCGTCCTTCGTCAGGCGCTGGCCGTGCCATGACAGACCCGCGGCCAGGTCGCCGCAGATGGCGTTGAGCATGCGCTGCTGCTTGGGGGTCATCATCCCCTCGCCGCGCTCCTGCCAGTCAGCGGGCTTCAGCATGGTCATGCCGCGACTCCCAGTTTCAATTCGTAGTCCCGCTGATCCCAGCCGGCCTCCCATTCCTTGCGCTGCAGCCGACCGGGCTCGCCCATCTCGAACAGCGGCACTGCGCTTCGCGGCTTGTGCGCCTCGCGCATGTAGCGACCGGCTTGACGCGCCCGGCGCAGGAGTTCCTTGTCGACCTCAAGCTGCATGGCGCACCTCCGAAGTCTCACCGACGGCGGCGGCCGGTTCGCCCGAGGCGATCGCCACATTGAGCTCACGTGCGATGTCGTCCATATGCCTGGCGACCTGCTCGCGCGTCGCCGGAACGGCCTGGCGCACCTGGTGCTCGATCTCCGCCACCGGTGCCGCCGGCAGCTCGCCGCCGCGCATCACAAATTCCTTTGCCCGGTTGTAGGCGGCCTGCAGCAGCTTGTCGGCCTTCTCGGCGCTCGCCAGCCGGTAGCGGTGGCCGTCAAGGTACTGCCACACCAGCCGGGTGAATCCGTCCTGCTGGCCGGCATCGGCGCGCACCGCGTCGAACGGCGGGATGCCCAGGCACATCATCCGGAACTGCGGCAGCGTCGGCGGCCAGGGCTCTGCGGTCGCGATGCACGCTGCCAGCCCATCAGCGAGCTGCCGACCCGACAACCCGGAAAGCCCCTTCGACCACGTCGCCGCCGCCGCGCCCGCCGGATTCGCCGTGTAGGCGCTGGTCCACTTGTGACCGTAGATCTGAGCCATGTGTCTCCACAGCTGATCCATGGCGTTCTGCGATTGCAGGCGTGGCGTCGATGACGTTTCCGCCCTGCTTTCGGGCTTGGATAAAATGCTCGACTTGGTCGGGAGGTGCGAGGCCACGTGTTCCATGATGGGTTCCGGTGTTCTGCGGGGGTTGCTTGGGGCCTTCGGCATGACGGGCCCTGGCGGTGGTGATCGCCCAGGCGAAGGGCTTGGCTACCGGTGGTGCGCGGCTCAGGCCTTCGGTGACGGTGTCGGCCAGGGCCTGAGGGGTGACGCCCTCGCCCAGAGCGGCCAGCAGGTCCGGGTGGCTCGGGTTGCTCGTTGGACATCCGGCCTGGCGCATCAGCAGGCATGCACGCCCCGCCAACGTCGCGATCTCAGAGATCTGTGGTGCTTGCTGAGATCTATCTGGAGTAGTTATCCCTGTCCCTGTCCCTGTCCCTGTCTTAGCCGTGACACGTCCGTGACCTGTCCCTGTGACAGGTGGTGTGACTGGTGGTGTGACTGGACATGGATCTGACGGGTCACCATCCGGATCTTCGGATTGCGGCTTCCCGGGCATCGCTACTCGCAAGCCGTGGCGCTCAAGCAGCGCCCGCAGGTCACTCGTTCCGACGTTCCATTTCGGTGGTGCTACCCCAATCGAGCGTAAAGCTTCGAATGCAAGGGAGCGCCATTCCCTCTCCCGCCGCTTCCGCTCGTTGTCGTGATCCTTTCCCGCCCGATATTCCCTGCGCTCTGCCCAGGCCTCGATTGCCTTCTCGGCAACCACCGGGTGATACCAGCGCCCATCGCTGCACAACACGAAACCGCGCATGGCGCCAGCTTTCACCGACTGCCAGCCACGCACGTCCCGGCCAAAGCCCGCGTATGCGGCCAATGCCCGGTCGTTGTCAGGCAGACTCGCCGCCGGCAGCTGGTTCCAGGCTGCGCACCACAGGAGCACGGCAGCACGGAACTCATCGCCAGTGGCCATGATCGCCAGCTCGCTGTCGCGCAATCGCGCCACATCGAGGGGCATGAACGGCATGCCGCGCAGGTCAACCTCAGAGGAAACAAGAGGATTCATGTCAGGCGGCCAGAGGAGCCTGATCGGCATCGGACAGCACCGGCAACCACGTCTGGCAGCGCTTGCCGCTGAGCTTGCACACGCGCGGCACGCCGTGAACTACCAAGCCATCAGCTTCGAGCTCAGGAAGCCGCCGTGCGACCTTGTGGCGGTCCATGCTCGCGGCATCGGCCAGCTCCCTGCTGGTGAGGCCGGGGTGGCGACGCACAGCCGCAGCGACCTGCGCCTGCTGCTGGGCCTGCATGCCAGACTCCACGATGTCGCGTGCGGCTTCATGGCTCGTGTCCGGATCAGTGTTCCGTGCGGGAAGGTGGGTCACTGTTCATTCCTCCGTGCCCACGTCAGGTCGCTGTACTCGCGCACCGTCATGAGCTTGCTGGGTGATGGCGTTCCCGGCCGTTCGATCTGGCCACCCTTGGCCAGGAATGCGTCCACGTCGCCGGCGAGGCGATCGCGCTGCGCCGACTTGGCGCGGATGTCGTTGTCGAACTGGTTCACAGCACGTCCTTCTGACCCTTCGACTCACGAAGGCGCGTCATCAGGACGATCAGCGCTGACTGCACTGCGATCGCGGCGGTCTGCAGCTCAGAGAATTCGTTGTCGGTGATCAGGCCGTCCTGAAGGCACTTGTGCAGGATTTCCGCGAAGTGGCCCTTGCTGGCTGAGGTCGCCAGGATCGTGCTCGTCAGGCAGCCGGCATCTGCCGGAGGCTCCAGGCGATGAAGTCCGTAGCCGTGCTCTGCGGCCAAAGCAACGAGCATGCGGCGGTCGCCCGTCAGGTCCATGATCTCGCTGGCTTCTTCCCAGCCCAGCTTGTGCGTGGTGTTGTTCGGGTTGATCTTGTTGCGGAGCACCGCCCCCGACATCGGCTTCTCTTCGCCTTTGTCGTTCACGGTGATCAGCCTGGTCGCCAGCGCCTCGGCGCCGCCCGGGTAGTCCTTCACGGTCTTGTGTGCTGCGTCAGTAATGTTCATGCGGCTGCTCTGTGAACGTGGTTAGGAGCGCTGTGACGGCGCAACATCAGCGCCATGGACAACAACAACTCAGGGATGGCTGCCAGAAATGGCGTGGTGACGCTGGTGCGGATGTGCGGAAAGCCGTTCGTGCTTCGGAGAGTCGATGGGAAGCCCAAAGCCTTCCCTCTCAACGTCCCTGACTTAGGACCAGTCCCTGAGCGCGGCGGCCAAGTCCTGTGGATCGAGGACTACGTCGATGCACTCGCATGAGGCTCGTGGCGTTGCCCGCCAGACGGTAAGCTGCGGTCACCAAACGCACAGCCCGCCTGGAGGGCAACATGGACGCTGATCAAATTGCGGATGAGATTCGGCTTAAGGTGTTGAATACCCTCAATGCCACGCCTGGGAAGCGGGTAGACCTCGTCGACGTGTTCGGCGAAGACATGGATGAAATGCTTCCCGAGCTTGAGTACCTCAGGGACCACGGCCTCATCGATATCCAGATCTATGGGTATATGAGCGGCGAACCGGGCCTCACACCCGCGAAAATCACTACCGCTGGTAGAGATTTTCTGCACAAGACCGGCGGCATCGGAGCCGAACTGAGCGTGGTGACTGTGCGCCTGCACGAGGATACGGTCCGGCAGCTCCTGATTTCCCGAGTGAGGGAGTCCGATGCCGACGACACCGTCAAGGGCAAGCTGGTTGATCAACTCAAGGCCCTCCCTGCTGAAGCTGTATCGAAGCTTGCAGAACGGGCTCTTGACCAGGCGCTGCGTTACATGCCGAACGCAATTCAGTGGCTTCAAACAGCACCATGGAGCTGATCACAGTCCTGCGCTCAAACCGAATCCATCCGAGCGGGCGGCTAGGGGCCAGTGTGGAAGCCAGCGGCGCCCAGAATGCAGGATGGCTCGCCGCGGGCGAACCGAACGGAATGCGAATGACAAGTGCGTCGCCCGGCTTAGCGAGCAACTCGAAGTTGACCTCAGGCAGCACGACCCACCTCCTGCCCCGCTTCGTTGGCGGCGGTCACCTCGTCTGCCGGCCAGATGTCCGGGCGCAGCTCGGTGAGCGACACTTCGCCACCGCTCTGGATATGAAGCTGGCGAACCAGCGCACCGTCGAAGCGCTGGCCCACGCTCAGGGCCTTGCGCAGGTAGCCAATGGAAGTTCCGGCGCGACGGGCGTAGTCCGCCTGGTCTGCCGGGCTCAAAGTCGAGAGGTAGCTGCGGAGAGTGTCCATGCATGAAGATTACCATTCGGTAATTTCAAGTCAACACCTTTTGGTCAATTACCGCAAGGTAAGTGACACTTCGCGTATGCCATCGACTGACGCCCCTATCGTTTCACTGCGCCGAGAGCGCCTTCGCGCGTGGATCCAAGAGAACCACGCCGGCACACAGGCGTCATTTGTCGCTGCAGTCGGGATCAATCAAGGAGAGCTTTCCGGACTTCTAAACGGTAAAAAGTCGTTCGGCGAGAAGAAGGCACGGTCTCTTGAGGCGGCCGCTCGCATGCCCGATGGCTACCTAGACGCCGCCGAGACTGCCACGGCAGCCTCCGTCGCACCCGTCTTAGAGGCTGAGACGAAGCCCGGTTACCTTCGGCTTCAGCTTTACGAGGGAGCGGCAGGCATGGGTGTTGGCGTGGTGAATCAGGACTTCCCTGAGGTCATGCAGGTGATGGAGGTGGCTGAGTGGGAAGTGCGAAGGAAGCTTGGCTTTTTGCCGCGGCCTGGACGTATCCAAATCATCACCGGCCGAGGCCCTTCGATGCGTCCGAAGATCGAAGATGGCGACATCGTGTGGATTGACACATCGGTGGATTACTTCGATGGTGACGACTACTACTTGATTAGCTACGACGGCGAAACCCAGATCAAGATGCTGCAGAAACGCGTCGACGGGCTGTATGTTGTGAGCGCGAATCCCGAGTTCAAGGAATGGCGGTGCGATGTTGCTGATCTCGCAGTCAGGGGAAAAGCGCTGGTGCATGCCGGATTCCGACGGTTCTGACTTCTTGATGATTAATGGTGCTCGCGTGAAAGGGACATTCGCGTTTACCGCCTGTATGGTGCTTTGCGCCTGCAGCGATGCTGACCCTGGTCAATCACTGCCTCCTGCGATTAACGAAACGCCTAGCACCTTCCTTGGCCTTACCCTTGGTTTGCCAGTAGCCGTTCCTGACTGCTCTAGGTACAGCGATGACGGTGACTACAAAGTTGCGAGCTTCCAGGAGGTTACCCCATGCCTAATGCGTGACCGCAGTCGCGTGGTTGCGGTAGATGGGGGTTCGGTGAAGCCTGATCCAAGCGCTCCTGTAATTGCAGGAATGCTCTTCAGCGCAAGCCAGGTCCCTGAGGGCATGGGTACGTCTGCCAGAGTGACCTTTAAGGATGACTTGCTGGCAGAAGTGTCGCTCCCATTTTCGGCCAACGCCACAGGTTCTGATTACCAAGTCATCAACAAGATGCTTAGTGAAAAGTACGGGCCGGTTACGCACAATGGAGGTGCAAATGGCCTCCTATGGCGGTTGAGCGACATGGTCATTCTCAGCCTGCCGCCCGAGGCTGGCAATCCTGGCCGTGTCATAGCAATGTCCAATGCCCAGCTGGACCGCTTGAGGCAGGCGCGGCCAGGCCAAAGCGCGACTTCCTTCTGATCCAAGCACCGGCGGCGATCCAACGTCGCCTTTCTTTCGCGAAAAATCTTTACCTAATGGTATTGACAAATAATTACCGTTCGGTAATCTAAGTCCGTCCCCGGCAGTCCCGCCGGGTTACGGAGAGTCAGGATGCTTCGCACCGCACGTCCCCTCTGGTTCTGGATCGGCTTGGTCTACGCGGTCTCCGTGTTCGCGGCGGCTTTCGGCCTGCGCGTAGCGGGCCATTACGTCGGCGGGGGCTGCTGAGCCATGGCCCTCGGCCTACACCCCGAGGCTGAGGTCCGGCGCTTGCGCCAGAACCTCGCCACTCTGCAGGGCAACCTGCGCAACACCGGCCTAAACATGCCCGGTGCTGACACCGCCTATCGCGCGGCCATCTTTGTCGGCGCCAATGCCGAGCAGGCATGGGAAGCGGCCCGCCGCCACGAGCTGGTGATGCTGGGCTTTGCCGACGAGATCGAAGAGCCGAAGGGCCTCAGCTTCCCGTCTCCCCGGAACTCGATCGACCAGCGCCGCGCAGCGCGCCAGCGGCAGATCGACAGCGTGCGCGCCCTGGTCAACCCCTTCTCGCTGTCCGCCCCGGTCAGCCTGGAGCGTGCTGCATGAGCGCCCAAGTCCTCGCCTTCCCCATCCAGACCAACAGCGAGAGATACCTGCTGGAGAGCGTGCGCGCGGTTGCCGCCCGCTCGGGTCTGGACGTCAACGAGACAGCCCGCGAGTTCGTCGCGGCCGGCTGCTCCAAGGAAGCCCAGAACCGCATCTGGGAGCGCGCGCGCCGCAAGCGCATGGCACTGATCTACGGAGGTGGCGCATGAAGACGGATTTCAACCCGCGAGTGGAAGGCTTGAAGGATCTCGGGATCTACCTCGGCATGTTCCTCTGCTGCGCGGGGCTGGGTGCCATCGGCTGCCTCATCGCGCAGGACCTGGCAAGGGTGAGCATCCCATGAGCCGCCATCCGATTCGCCTGCTTGTGCCGGCCTTCATCTGCGTCGTTGTCTTCGGATTCTGCGTCGCGCTCCTGGCCCGCGCCATCTACACCCACGCCGACAGCTTCGTTTTGGTCGGCGGTGTGGGCGCCCTCTTCTTCGGCTGCCGCACCGTCACCGAGACCCGCCAAGTCTGGCGGCAGTTCATCGCCCAGCTCCAACAGCGCCGGTCCATGCGCCTCGCAGCTCCCCTGACCCGCATCAACCTGCCCAAGGAAGACATTCAATGAGCACCGCCGTCCAATCCCAGAGCGCCATGGCTACGCAACCGCGCCAGCAGTTCGACCTCAGCCCGCAGACGTTCGAGCAGGCACTGACCTTCGCCGACTACCTCGCCGACAGCGACCTGGTGCCCAAGGACTTCAAAGGCAAGCCGGCCAATTGCCTGATCGCGATGCAGTGGGGCGCCGAGTTGGGCCTGAAGCCGCTGCAGGCGCTTCAGAACCTCGCGATCATCAACGGCCGTCCCGCACTGTGGGGTGATGCTGTGATCGCGCTGGTCCGCAGCTCGCCGCTGTGCGAGTACATCTCCGAGGCGGACGACGGCCACACCGCTGTTTGCCGGGTGAAGCGCCGCAGCGAAGCCGAGGAGGTCCGCACCTTCAGCATGGACGACGCCAAGGTGGCCGGCCTGCTCGGCAAAGCTGGCCCTTGGACGCAGTACCCCAAGCGCATGCGCCAGATGCGCGCCCGTGCCTTCGCCCTGCGCGACGTGTTCGCGGACGTGCTGCGCGGCATGCCGATCGCCGAAGAAATCATGGACATCCCGGGCTCCGGCGATCCGGGTCGCGGGGCGATCGAAGGCAAGGTTGAAAAGGCCGAGAAGGCTCTCCCGCTCTACTCGGAAGCCGATTTCAGCGCGAACCTGCCGAAGTGGTGGGACATCATCGCCAGCGGCAAAAAATCCGCCGAGGACCTGATCGCGACGCTGCAGACCAAGGCTCGGTTCACCGCAGATCAGCTGAAGGAAATCAGGAACCCGCCGACCGATGAAGACGAAGGCGAGCCCCAGAGCGACGTTGCCGCTGCTGCTGGCGGCCTGACCCAGACTGCAGTGGAGCGCTGAACATGAAGATCGTGAACCTGATCCAGGGCACCCCGGAATGGCACGCCCACCGCGCCCAGCACTTCAATGCCAGCGATGCGCCGGCAATGCTGGGGGCATCCACCAATCAGACCCGTGGCGACCTGATCCGAGAGCTGGCCGCAGGCGTGCCGCGGGAGTTCAGCGACTTCGTGCAGGAACGGGTGATCGATCCTGGCCACGAGTTTGAGGCGCAGGCTCGCGTCGTCGCCGAAGGCCTCATCGGCGAGGATCTGTACCCGGTCACCGGCTCGCAGGACAAGTACTCGGCCAGCTTCGATGGCCTGACTCTGCTGGAAGACATCGCCTGGGAGCACAAGCGCCTGAACCAGACACTTCGCGACGCCATGTTCGACGGCTGCACCGGCGCGGACCTGCCGCTGATGTACCAGATCCAGATGGAGCACCAGGCGATGGTCTCCCAGGCGGAGCGTGTCTTCTTCATGGCATCCGAATGGAAGCGCGTGGGCGACGAATGGGAGCTGGTCGAGGAGCGCCACTGCTGGTACACGCCGAACCCCGAGCTGCGCGCGCGGATCATCACCGGCTGGGCCCAGCTGGAGGCCGACGTGGCCGCTTACGAGCCGGAGGCGCCTGCAGCGCCGGTCGCCGCGGGCCGCGCGCCCGACCAGATGCCGGCGCTTCGCATCGAGGTGACCGGCATGGTCACAGCCTCGAACCTCGCCGAATGGAAGGGTCGGGCCATCGCCGTGTTCCAAGGCATCAGCCAGGACCTGACCACCGACCAGGACTTCGCAGATGCCGAGAAGACCGTGAAGTGGTGCGGGGAGATCGAGGACCAGCTGAAGGGGGCAAAACAGCACGCCCTCAGCCAGACCGAGAGCATCGACCTGCTGTTCCGCACCATCGATGACATCAGCGAGCAGGCGCGGGCTACGCGCCTCGCCCTGGACAAGCTGGTCACGAAGCGGAAGGAAGAGCGCCGAACTGAGATCGGCAACAACGCCCGCCGCGCGGTGCAGGACCATGTCCGTGCCATCAACGAGACGCTGGGCGAGCACGGTCTGGCGATGCCGGCCACGCTGATCGCCGACCTGCAGGCGGCTATGAAGGGCAAGCGCTCCTTCGCCAGCATGCAGGACGCCGTCGACGCGGTTGCCACCAACGCCAAGATAACTGCCAGCCAGGCCGCCGACCGGATTCGCGCCAACGTGGCCATCCTTGCGGAGCACCCTGCTCACTCCACCCTGTTTGCCGACCGGGTGAGCCTCTGCGCCTCGAAGACTGCCGAGGATCTGCGGAACCTAGTCGCCATGCGGATCGCAGCCTTCGAAAAGCAGGAAGAGGAACGACTGGCGGCCGAGCGCGAGAAGATTCGCAAAGAGGAAGAGGCCAAGGCACAGAAGCGTGCCGATGACGAGGCCGCCGATCGACGCGCCAAAGAACAGGAAGCACAGGTCGCACAGCCGGCAGCTCAGGCACCTGCCCCGGTAGTTGCAGAGCCTGTCGCCGAACCAGCCAGCTCACCCGCCGCGCCTGCGCCGCAGCAAACCCACGTCCGCGCTGTCGCTGCTCCGGAGCTGGCGGAAGATCGCGCGCCGTGGGCACCGGAAGGCCAGCGGATCAAGCTCGGCGAGATCAACGCGCTGATCGGCCCACTGACCATCAGCGCCGAAGGCCTGCGCCAGCTCGGGTTCGAGCCGGTCAGCACCGAGCGCGGCGCGAAGCTCTACGCCGCCGACCAGGTGCCGGCCATGTGCGAGCAGATGATCCGCGTCCTCCGAGGCGCCGCCAACGGCCAGGGCTACCCGCTCGCCGCCTGAGTCCCCTGCCTGTCGCCCGCCTCCCCTGCAGGGCGGCAGGAACCCGCGCCGGCCGGGCAAAGCCGTACTTCATTCCAACCGTCGGAGCTACCCATGGCAATGCGCATCGATATGCAGGACGTCGAGTCCTCCCAGATCCACAGCATCGGGCACGACCCGGCCACCAACACCCTGGCGGTCCGCTTCTACCGCGGATCCGGCGACAAGCGCGGGCCCGGCTCGCTCTACCACTACGCCAACTTCGACTCCGCCGACTTCGCCGCCTTCAAGGCCGCCGACTCAGTTGGCAGCTACTTCGGCAAGAACATCAAGGCGTGCCCGCAGAAGTACCCGTTCAAGGCAGTCGAAGAAACCACCTCCGCCGCCTGATCGGCCACCAGTTCAAGGATCGCCCATGTTTTTCCGCAACCTGATCATGTTCCGCTTCCCGCCGGCCACCGACCTGGACGAGGTGGAGACCCTGCTTCCGCTGGTCCAGCTCAAGCCCGTCGGCCCGCTGGAGATGTCCTCGCGCGGCTTCATCTCACCCTTTGGCCGCGAGGAGAAGGAAGCACTGTCCCACCGCATCGGCGGCTGGCTGTGGCTGACCGTCGGCAGCGAGGACAGGATGCTGCCCGCCGCCGTAATCAACAACAAGCTGGCCGATAAGATCGAGCAGATCGAGGCGCAGGAAGGCCGCAAGCCCGGCGCCCGCGAGCGGAAGCGCATGAAGGACGACCTGCTGCACGAACTGCTGCCGCAGGCCTTCGTGAAGACCGGCCGTACCGATGTGTTCCTGGACAGCGAGCGCGGTGTCGCCTTCGTGGATACCAGCAGCCGCCGAACCGGGGAATACGTGATGTCGGATATCCGCGTACTGCTGGGCAGCTTCCCGGCCATGCCGCTGAACGCCGAAGTCGCTCCCCGATCGGTCCTGACCGGCTGGATTGCAGGTGAAGCGCTGCCGGCCTGCCTCAGCTTGGGCGAAGAGTGCGAGATGAAGGACCCTGCCCAGGGCGGCGCAGTGGTCAAGTGCCAGCACCAGGAATTGCGCTGCGACGAGATCGATCGCCACCTCGACGCAGGCAAGCAGGTCACCAAGCTCGCCCTGGTGCTGCAGGACAACCTGTCCTTCGTCCTGGCCGATGACCTGACCGTGCGGAAGCTCAAGTTCCTGGATGGCGCACTGGATCAGCTGGATCACGCCGATGCCGATGGACGCCGCGCGGAGCTGGACGCCCGCTTCGCACTGCAGAAGGGCGAGCTGGGGTTCCTATTCGATGCTCTGGCCGCTGCATTCCGTGTCAGCAAGGTGGAAGGCTGATCATGACAACCGACAGGCGCACCTCGACCTTGCTGATAAGCGGCTCCGTCTCGCTCAGCCAGGAGCATCCTCATGCAGATGGGTGGGCAGGCTGCGGACGTACTCGCCACCCATCTGCTCTGCGAGGGACTCTGCAGCGCTCAGCGTCGAATGAGGCGCGGAGGTTTCGATCGTCCGAAGATGGCTCCCATCTCTCGCAAAGATGTGAACGACACCTTGGAAATGCATCCCCCGATCGACTGCAGACACCACCAGCTTGTAACCAAGCACATCCCTTCTGTACGCCACGGTCGCTCCTTGGATTCGCTACATCAGAATCTTACCGGGAGATTGGCGATGTAGCTTTCGGCTGCAGCAACACCGAGCTGCAGGGCATCGCCCCTGCCCAAAATCCTGCCCGGGCGCCTGGTAGGCACCTGCTCGCCATTCACGGTGACGCTGTAGTCGAAGGCCCCCGCCCCAACCTCCGTGACGAGCACGACGAAGGCGTGCCCGGAGAGAGTTCCGCGGAGTGTCCGGCGCGAGGGGGTCGGTGTCATCGAGACAATTTGCTGAATTGGCGGCCGCACTTTACGCCGTCGCCCCGGCCCTTGGAAGAGCAGCTGCCCAACCGGCCCACCACCCTGGCCACCGTCAAGCCGCCGCGTAACCGGCGCACCAGGCTGCGGGAGGACGTCTGATGGCTGGCCCCCTACATGACGAGATCGTGGCAGCATCCGTCCGCTGGCTACGCCGCAACGGGTGCGCCGCGATCCTGTGCGACCCATTCAAGGCCGGTCCCCGTGAACAGCCGGATGCCATCGGCTGGCGTGATGGGATATCGCTGGTCGTGGAGGTGAAGGCCAGTCGCTCTGACTTCCTTGCCGACGCCAAGAAGCCGCACCGCATCGATCCGGCGGACGCCGTTGGCGACTGGCGCTTCTATGCGGCACCGGCCGGGGTGGTCAAAGTCGAAGACCTGCCGGCCGGATGGGGGTTGCTGGAATGGGACGGACGCTGCCTGAAGCCTTCGCATGGCGTGCCGCTCGGCAACTGCAACTGGCACAGCGCGCCGTTCCGCGACACGGCGAACAAGCGCGCCGAAACCCAGCTGCTGGTCTCCGCAATCCACCGGCCTGAGTTCGTGCCGCGCCGTGGCGCAAGGCTCCGCCCAGGGATCCATTTCGAAGCGTGGGCGGCTCATCTGGCAGAACCGGAGGTGGCCAGTGGCTGATCCGATCACCCAGGCCAAGCACACAGCGCGCGTCCTGATCGGCGAGGCGCGCGCCCGCCGGCTGGTGGGCCACGGCTTCTGGAGCATGTTCCGCATGGCCCAGTCCGCCCGCTGGCGCGCAGCAACCCTTCCCCGCCCGGCGCCGCCGGCACTCCCCGTCCAACCGGAGCTGTTCGCATGACCCAGCGCCACATCAGCCACTCCGAGCCGCTGCCGGCCTGCGCCGCCGGTCACAGCGCGCGCCACATCCACGACCTGCGTGGCCTCGCCGCCGGCGGCGGCCACTTTGTCGAGTGCCGCTGCCGGGCTACCCAGCGCCACCCTGAGACTAGCGGGGCGCTCGACCAGTGGCGGCGCATCAACCGCCCTGCCCGCAGCGCCCGGAAGATCATGCCCACGATCGACGCGCCCGGGGCAGACAACGTTGTGCAGTTGGACTTTGGCCTGGCGCCGCCAGCACCGCCCCGGCGAGCAGCAACAGGAGGTGGCCATGGGCGCCGCTGAAAAGCTCGACCTATCAGGCAAGGACTGGCTGACGGTCGAGGAAGCCGCGCACTACTGCGGCGTCTCCAATAGCCAGTTCCGCAAGAACGCCCTCAGCTACGGACTCAAACCCCGGCGCTTCATGGGAAAGCAGTTGTACGAAAAAGCGGCGCTCTATGCCGCCATCGAAGGTGCAGAGGAATGGCAAAGGTTCGACTCTACTGGCGTGGCACAAAGGCCTACCTCGACTGGGCGGAAGGGGGTGAGCGCTTTCGGCGGTCCATTGGGCAACCTGACGCCCGTGAGGCGGAGAGAATTCGTGCCGCGAAAGAAGCAGAGCTGACGCACGGGGTCCGAATCCTGGCGCGATTGCCCAAGGTCCGGGACTACCTGGAGTGGTATCTGGACTGGTACGAGGCCGAGCACCCGACGACCATCACGAAAGCTCGTAGCGAGGTGAAGCGCTTCATCGAGCGCTTCGGCCACCGTCCGATCGACAGCATCCGCGCGGTCGAGGTAGAGCAGTACAAGCGCTCGCGCCTCCTGGACGATAAGGCAGCGAAGGAAACAGTTGGGAAGGAGATTCGACGGCTGAAGGCGGCGTTCAACCGCGGCGTCGAATGGAAAGAGCTGGACGTGAACCCGCTCGCTTCTGTAAAGGCGCCTCGCGGCGTGCGGAGCGTGGCAGTCAAGTTCTATGACCGGGCAGCGATGCGCCGGCTGTATCGCGCGAACCCTGCTAGGGCTCCGCTGTGGCTCTTCATGGCGCACACCGGGCTGCGCCGCGGCGAGGTCATTGGGCTGGAGAAAAGCTCGGTGGTTGGAGGGCGCCTTCTGGTGGAGAGCGAACCGGACGAGACTGGTGCAGGCCGAACCAAGTCAGGCAAGTGGCGGGAAGTGCCCCTCAACCGCTATGCCAGGTGGGCGCTGCGCCATCTACCTGACCCGCTGGTATCCGTTCACAAGGACACCGTGTCGGACTGGTTCGCAAAGGATGCCGCTGCCGCGCGCATAGGGGGCCACCTCCATAGACTAAGGCACACTTTCTGCTCTCACATGGTCATGGGGGGCGTTCCACTACGGCGGGTCCAAGTACTAGCCGGGCACGCCGACTACGGGACCACGGAGAAGTACTACGCGCACCTGACCCCCGATGGAGCAGCCGACGCCGTAAACCGACTACGGTTCTGAGGCGGCTCTCCGTCATAGATGCTGAATGGGTTGGCTTTTCCCTCCGCTCAGCTATGCTCTCACTGCGCAGGCGCTCCGCGTCGCGGGCTGTGAACCTTGGACGCAGCCTCTGTCAGTCGAGAAGCGGCCATCGGCGCAAGTTATTGATTTATATGACATTTTTTAATTGAGTGAGAAACGGCATGGCCGCAGCATGGATCAATCGAGCGTACGGCCTACTAAACGCCAGCATGGGGAACCCTCCTCATGAGCTGAATGAGCTTGACTGGAAAGCGGATTTGTCAGGAAAGGGCTCTCGCGTGGCCGAACACGTCGCGGCCTTCGCCAACCATCCTGGCGGTGGGCATTTTGTCTTCGGCATCACTGACAACTCCGAAGTTGTCGGCGTCACTGAAGATCAAATCGAGACAATTCTGAACAAGTTGTCGAACGTGGGAAGGCAGGGCCTGGAGCCCGTCATTTCCATCGATCATGCCGTCGTCGACTTTGAGGGCAAGCCTGTCCTAATTGTGCGCGTGCCAGAGTCGACAACCAAGCCTGTCCACGCAAAGGGCAAGGCAATCGACGAAACATTCGTGCGCTCGGGAGGAACCACCAGGCGAGCATCAAGGCAAGAGGTTGGCAATCTCTTGCTCAACAGCCGCACTCCGCGGTGGGAGGAGCTTCATGCTTCGCCGTTGATGAGTGCTGACCAAGTGCGTGCCGCTCTCGACTTTTCTTCCGTTTTCGAAGCGCTCGACCGGCCACATCCACGAGATGCGGAGGAGCTATGGTCTTGGGCTGTGGCCGAAGGCTTCGTGATCGGCAGTGTTGAAGACGGATTCTACGTTACAAATCTTGGCGCCATCTCACTAGCTAAACGACTGCAGAACTTCCCTTCCCTTTCGCGTAAGGCTGCTCGGGTCGTTGTGTACAACGGCAATGACAAAACGCAGCTCAAGTTAGAAATGGAAGGATCCAAGGGCTACGCCGTAGGATTCAAAGGCCTGCTCGATTTCGTGATGTCCCAGCTGCCACAAAGCGAAGTTATCGAACGCGCCTTCCGTGTTAAGCGTACGGTCTACCCTGAACTGGCGCTGCGCGAGCTCATTGCAAACGCACTGATCCACCAGGATTTCATGATTGGTGGATCTGGCCCCATGATCGAGATTTACTCAGATCGAATCACGGTGACAAACCCAGGCACGCTACTTCCATCAAAGAGGCTTGATCGACTGATTGGAACCCAGCCGGAGTCTCGCAACGAAGTCTTGGCCAAGGCCTACCGGCGCTACAAAATTTGCGAAGAACTTGGCTCAGGACTGATCAAGGCTGGAGTCCAATCCGAAATGTGGGGGCTACCACCGATCAAGTTTGAGACGGGCGACAACTACTTCCGTGTGACGCTTTTTTCGCCGCGAACTTATGCAGAAATGTCGCAAGCGGAACGCTTGGCTGCGTGCTACCAACATGCAGTGCTAAGGCATGTCTCCAACGGGACGATGACGAATAAATCGCTGAGAGAGCGTCTAAAGGTGGCCGAGAAGAATCGCTCAATGGTGTCGACCCTGATCCAACAAGCCTTAGAGAAGAATTTGATCAAGGCGGCAGACCCAGAGAACACCTCTAGGAAGTTCACTGAGTACGTTCCGATCTGGGCATGATCGGCTGTACTCACGAGACCGCCACTACATAACATGGGCACCCTCCGAGGTGCCCATTCTGCAAATACGGCCCCGCGTTCGACCAATTTCAGATGTGTGCCATCTGTGCCAGATCGAGTCCGAAACACGGCGAAATAGAGCAACACAGCCGTATCGCGAAGACCCTAAACCATTGATTTTGGTGACCCCGGCCCGATTCGAACGGGCGACCTTCCCCTTAGGAGGGGGACGCTCTATCCAGCTGAGCTACGGGGCCACGGAGGGCGTAAAGGATACAGGCAAACCGCGCCTTCCTTCCA